TCGTGAAAATGTATGAAAGTTTCACGGAAAACTAGGAGCCTGAAAGTTTCCAACACGATGTTGGAAACTTTCAGATAAGATGGTATGGCGGAAACTTTCACGGAGGGAGTGGCACATGACGATCACCGACGACGCAATCCCCATGCGCCGCGACCGCGACGGCGACCTCTACCCCGACATTGACGCGCCCGACCCGCACCTGCACCTGTGCCACCGCGGATGGCTTGCCCCCGCCCCCGACGGCACGCCCGTGCCCTGCCTGATCTGCAAGCCACACCTCATCCGGCGCCACCTGCGCCGCTACACGGACCCAGCAACGGCCGAACGGCGCCGTCACCTCGTCCGCCAGGCGCTCGCGGCCGCCGCTCGGGCCCCGCGGGCGGCCGGCTAGCTCTGTCCGGCCGCCCAGCGGGCCCTCACGCGCCTCCGGCGGCCGCCGGGCGGCCCCGGAACGAGATCTCGGGCAGCTCGAGCGCGGCGAGCGTCTCCGCAGGGTCGAACCCGGCGTCGATCAGCGTCTTGGCGGCGCCCGTCTTCGAAGTTCGCTCGCGGTCGTCGGCCTCCCGGTCCTCGGGGACGACGCGGTCGTGGTCGAACTCGAGGTCGGTCGCCCCGAACATGGGCAGGAGCCGGTGGTTGAGGGCCTGCTTGAACCGCTCGCAGCGCGGCTTCACCAGCCATCGCGCGAAAGAGGTCTCGCCGGCCTCAGCGTTGGCCTTGTTGACGTCCTGGCTGTTGCCGATCATGTGCCCGTGGATCCCGAAAGCCTCACGGAGGACCTCGCGCGACAGGCCACGCAGCTCGACGAACTGCATGTCCTTCTGGGACATGGACCGGTCCTTCCACGTGCCCTGCTCCAGGACCGCGACCCGGTGCGCCTGGGCCACGCCCTGGTGCTGCTCACGCCAGCGCGAGGTGAGCTCCTCGAACGCCTCGTCGTCGAGCCGGTCGGGGACCTCGATGATCCCGCCGGGCTCGGCAGAGTTCACGAAGAAGTTCCGGTTCCACTCGGCCGAGTACCGCGCCGAGTCGATGTCGACCATCGCCGCCTGCACCGGTCCCAGGCCGCGATAGGGGTCTAGCGGGTTCGGCATCTTCAGCGGGATCACCTCGTCGAGCCCGAGCGGCACCTGCTCGCCGGTCATCGCCGTGTAGATGTACCCGGACAGGAAGTCGCCGCCGGGGACCGGCGTCATCCGGTCAGGACGCACAGGCCACAGCTCCATCGGCAGCGGGGACCGGGAGTCGCGGTAGATCACGATGTAGCCCTCGCCGACGAGGTCGACGTGCTGCTGGACGGACTCGAACAGGGCCTGCCGGCTCATGAACGGGTTCGGGTTGTTCAGCAGATCCAGCGCGGCGTGCCGCATGACCTCGGTCCGGTCGCCGTTGTCCGGCCCGAACCGCCGGCGGCCGTCGACCTGCTTGCGCCACAGCCGCCAGTCGACCTGGCTGGTGGCGTTGGAGGTCCGGTTCACGATCGCGAACAACGTGCCGACCTGCCCCATGGCCCGCATCTGGCTCTCGGCGTTGTTGGTCCCGGCCCATGGCAGGCTCAGCTGGCGCGCGCGGGCGCCGAGCATGTCGGGCGCCTTGTTGGTGACGGTGCCGACGAGGCCGCCGAGGCTGCCGAGGATGGACTTCGTCATGATGAGGCCCTCACTTCAAGGATCAGGAACGCGAGCCCGGTGGCGACCAGGCCCAGGGTGGTGCCGAGCTCGGCACGGTTGATGGTCCACGCCGCGGCGACGAGGAACGCTAGGCCGAGGACGCCGAGAATCCAGGGGATGTACGGGAGGAGCTTGGTGATCACGATGGCATCATCCTCAGTCGTGGTGCGGTAGGTGGAGGCAGCGTGCGCGCCAGGTGCACGGCGCCGGCCGCGGCGTAGACGGCGTCGACGTGGGCGCCGTCCAGGGCGAACACCCACCGCTTGCCGGTGAACTTCTTCTCTGCGGTTGCGATCTGCTTGTCCAGGAGCGGGTCGCCGCCGTGCGCGACCTGCCCGGTGGTGATCTGCTCGGCGTACCCCATGCACACGGCGGGCGTGTCCCGGGTGATCTCCTCCACGACGACGCCGTGGGGCGCCCAGCTCTCCCGCTTGCGCAGGCTGGCGGCCACCTGGGCGGCGGGACCCCCGGGAAACCACCCGACCTTGCGGGGCTTGATCTTCTTGACCCACCCGGGCAGGTCTGCCTGGAGCTCCTTGGTGCAGCCGGGGCCCGTCCAGGCCGCCACGGGGTCGATCCGTACCCGCCCGTCTTCCTGGACCGCCGCGGCGTACAGCGTGGCGTGCTGGCTGTCCTCGGCGACGTCGACGACCAGTGCCACGCGCGAGCGGAGCCCCGCGAGGTTGCCCGGGTCGAGGCAGCCGGCCTTGACGTCCGGGTGTCGGATGCCTAGCGGGATCCGCTGCAGCGGGTTGTACTCGCGGCCCCAGGTGTCCATGTCGACCGCCGGATCCATCACGGAGGCCTCCATACACATCTTCTCCGTCTTGAACCCGGCCAGCTTCTTCCCGCCGACCCGCATCGCGGCCGCGCCCTCGTTCATGAGGTCTTCCATCAGGATCCGGACGTTCGCGTTCGGGTTCGCCTGCGCCAGCGCCTCCGGATCGACCGGGCTGGACCCGGGCGGCGCGCTGTACTCGAACAGCCCAAGCCGTGGATCTCCCTCACCGGTCTCGATGTAGTGCACCGCATCGCCGCGCATGTCGTTCAGCACTACCGACGCGGCCGACCCCGCGTTGGTGATCGCGACGATCTGCGCGTCCGGCACCGCCGACGTCGCCGGCTCGGACGCGTCCCACGCCGAGTAGTCCTTGTGCTGGCGCAGCTCGTCCAACACGAGCCGGTCGATCGTCAGTGATCGGCCGCCCTCCTCGTTGGACGCCGCGATCTTGTACCGGGAGCCTTCCTCCATGGCGTGCTCCTCGGCGTCGGCCCGCCACAGGACCTGCTCACCGTTTGCCTTGCGGATCCCGCCGCGCTTGGGGATCTCCGCGTTCAGTGCCGGCACGCGGCGCGCGAGCTTGCACGCCTTGCGCCAGGACTCCGCGGCGTAGTCCAGCTTCGTGCTGGTGCCCAGCACGGTGCCGACCCGGTCCACGAAGATCCAGTACAGCGTCAGCACGACCAGCAGCTCGGTCTTCCCGTTCTGCCGGGCGACCATGATCAAGGCCTTCTTGAACCGCGGCCGCCCGTCCTCGAGCAGCTCGCCGAGGTGGATGACGACCCACTCCTGCCACGGGTCCAGCGGGTGGTGCAGGACGTCTCGCGCGAAGTCGATGACGTCGAACCCGTACGAGGTGCCCGGGGTCAGCGGCCTAAGAGGACGGGTCCACAGCCGCGGCTCGGTTCGCCCGACGATTTCGGAGCTCGTCGAGGGCAGTTGCGCCAGGGTCAGCATCCGGGGTACCCCCTCCCTGCAGCACGCCGGTGCGCGCCTTCGGCGTCAGCTGGAGGGACTCGAGCGCGGCGAGCAGCTTGGGCCCGACCACCGCCGCGACGTGAACCTCTTCGATCCGGGTCGCCAGATCCAGCAGCTCGTCGTACTCGTCGTATCGGCCCTCCTGCTGGAGCCTGCGCAGGATCTTGACCATCGCCTTGGAGATGGGCGCGGAGTCGTCCAGCTCCAGGGCGTACCGCTTGGCCAGCGCCACCGTGGCGCCGTCCGCGTCAGCCGGCGGCTTCGCCCGCAGTGCCGTGTGCAGCGCGGTGAGCACCGAGGGAGTCCTGCGCCGTGTCGCCATCACCTGTCACCCGCCCCTCACGCGCTCTGCCGTCAGTGTGGATGCACTCGATGCATGAACCCCACCTGGTGCATGCCTGGAGTGCATCCACGCATGTAGGCTACGGCGCGTAACAAAGTTACGGTCCGTAACAAGGGAGCGGCAGATGGTTACAGGGCGGGCATCCGTGCCGGGTCGTCTCGTCTCCGAGGTCTGGCAGCACCTGCGGGCCCGTGACGAACGCCCCCGCCCCCCGGTCGCGTCCCGGGTCCGTGTCGTGGCCAACGCCGAGACGGACACCACCCGGATCGACCTCATGGACGAGATCGGGTACTGGGGGACCACCGCGCAGACCTTCGTCGACGAGCTCCTCGCGATCGACTCGAGCGTCATCGAGCTGCACGTCAATAGCCCCGGCGGCGACGTGTTCGACGGCCTCGCGATCATGAACGCGCTGGCCGACCACCCGGCCACCGTGAACGTCGTCGTCGACGGCATGGCCGCCTCGGCCGCCAGCTACATCGCCATGGCCGGCGACAGCGTGAAGATGAACCGCGGCAGCCAGCTCATGATCCACGACGCCCTCGGGTTCTGCGTCGGGAACGCCGCGGACATGGAGGAGATGAAGGCCCTCCTGGACCGCATCTCCGACACGATCGCCGGCATCTACGCCGACCGTGCCGGTGGCAAGGCCGACGACTGGCGCGAGCTCATGCGCGCCGAGACGTGGTACTCCGCGACTGAGGCCGTCGACGCCGGCCTCGCCGACGAGGCCGTGTCCGGACCCAAGAACACGCCCGACCCCGACGAGGAAGACGACCCGGCCGACCCCACCGAGGACCCGGAAGAGCCCGCGGAGGATGACCCGCCGGCCGACCCCGAAGAGGACGACGACGAGCCGGTTCCGGCCGACCGTTTCCGCACCGCGTACGAGCGGTTCCTGTACGCCGGCCGCGCCCAGGCGCCGGCCCCACCGACTCCCGGCAAGCGGCCGGAGTTCCAGTTCGACCCGGACGCCTTTCGGGCGGCCTTCAAGGAAGGGATGACGTCGTGAAGCTCACGATTCCGAAGACGGCCGCCGAGCTGGAGGACATGCTCGGCGACTCGGTCAAGATGCAGCAGGTGTTCTCCGACAAGCCGACGTTCACCGAGTTCATCTCGTCCTACGCCAAGGCCACGATGTCGGCCGACTCCTCGATCGCCGTCCAGGTCAAGGAAGAGACGCAGCGAGTCCTGACGCAGTGGCTCAAGGACAACCCCGACGCCAAGGTGCCGCGGCTCAACCTGGACCCCAACGCCCCGGTCAACACCAGGGGCCAGGGCCTGTACTCCCAGACCGCGCCGGGCGCGAAGATCGACCAGGAAAAGATCTTCGACTCCAACCGGGAGTTCCTCTCCACCATCTTCCACGGCAACCGGACCGAGGCCGCGGCCGGCAAGCGGGCCAAGCTCGACGCGATCCGCAACACGTTCGGCTCGACCGTCGGCTCCGATGGCGGGTTCCTGATCCCGGAGACGCTCCGCTCGGAGCTGCTGCGCGTCGCACTGGAGACCGCGATCGTGCGCCCCCGCGCCCGCGTGATCCCGATGGAGACCCTCACGGTCCCGTTCCCGACGATCGACCAGACCTCGCACGCTTCCAACGTCTACGGCGGCGTCACGGCGGCGTGGACCGAAGAGTCCGGCACGCTGACCGACACGTCACCGAAGTTCGGCCGGGTCAAGCTCGAGGCGAAGAAGCTCACCGCCTACTCCGAGGTCCCCAACGAGCTGTTCACCGACAGCATCATCAGCCTCGAGGTCTTCATCAACGAGGTCTTCCCCGAGGCCATCGCCTGGTTCGAGGACATCGCGTTCATCCGCGGCACCGGCGTCGGCGAGCCGCTCGGCTTTCTCAACGCCGCCGCCGCGGTCGAGGTCGCCAAGGAGTCCGGCCAGACCGCCGACACCATCGTCTGGGAGAACATCGTCAAGATGTACTCCCGGATGCTCCCCACCTCCCTGGGCCGTGCGGTCTGGATCGCGCACATCAACACCTTCCCCGAGCTGGCCACCATGGCGCTGTCCGTCGGCACCGGCGGCAGCGCGGTGTGGCTGAACAACGGCGTCGAGGGCCCGCCGATGACGATCCTCGGCCGCCCGGTGCTGTTCACCGAGAAGGCCGAGACCCTCGGCGACGACGGAGACATCAACTTCGTCGACCTCGGCTACTACCTGCTGGGCGACCGCCAGGCCATCCAGGCGATGACGTCGCCGCACTTCAAGTTCCAGAACGACCAGACCGCGATCCGGTTCATCGAGCGCGTCGACGGCCGCCCCTGGATCCAGTCCGCGATCACGCCCAACAAGGGCGCCACCACCCTGACCCCGTTCGTGCAGCTGGCGGACCGGGCCTGACCTGAGCCAGCCCCGGCAGGCAGTAACGCCCCTGCCGGGGCCAGTTCCGAACCGGCAGTAACGCCCCGAGAAGGAAGGCAAAAAATCATGCACGCAGTCGAAGGGCTAGGCGCGGTCTTCAACGTCATCAAGACCGCCTCCGGCCTCAACATCCCCCTCACCCGCGCAGGCGCGGTCACGTTCGTGTTCGGCGACGCCGGCACCGGTGCCGCCATCGCGACCGTCACGCAGACCGACTCGAAGTCCGTCAACTCCGAGATCGACCTGAACGTCTTCACCGTCTCCGGTGTCGAGGGATCCAACGGGGTCTCCCGCGCCCACGTCGGCCCCGACGTCGGTGGCACGTGGACGGAGAACGGCGACGCCGTGTTCGCCGACAACACGTTCGACCTGTCGGACGAGACCACGAACGACACGGGCGTGTTCACGGTCCGGGCTACGCAGCTCTCGGACGGCTACGACCAGGTGCAGGTCACCGTCGACACCGGCCTGTGCTTCGCGATCATTCACGACCTGACGGTCATGCGCGATCCGGCGAACCTCCAGTCCAGTCTGACAGCGTGAGAAGGGGCTGAATCATGAGCACCATCATCCAGGGCGCCGACATCCGGGCCATGGCGCTCGGCATCCGCGTCCAGAAGGCCGCGGCGATCCTGCCGGCGTCCACCACGCAGTCCCTGTTCACCATCTCCGGTGGTCGGGTCGTGGTGACCGCGCTGATCGGCGAGGTCACCACCGTCTTCGACGGCACCGTGAACAGCCTCAGCGTGGAGGCCGACCCCACGGTCGGCGCCGCCGCCGACCTCGCCGCCGCGACCGTCTGCACCTCGGACGCCGCCGGCACCCTCTACACCGTCCACGGCATCCAGGCAGCCCTGCTCGGCACGCAGAAGGAGGGCGGCACGGAGGTCCCCACCCACGCGGTGGCCAAGACCCCGGTCGGCGGCGGCTTCGTCGTCCCGGCCGGCGTCATCCAGCTGAAGACGACGGCGACCGACACCACCGGGGCCACCAAGTGGACCCTCGTGTACGTCCCGCTGGACGACGGCGCAAGCGTGGCATCGGCCTGACCATGGCGAAGATCAACCGGATCGGCGGGTTCACCGACGCGACCGTCACCAGCGTCCGCGCCCGTGGCCTGCTGCCCGACACCACGCCGGCCCTGGCCGACCAGGAGGAGGAGCCGTGGGCTGGGAGCAGCTCCGAGACATCGCCCGCGAAGCCGCCGAAGACCGCCGAGCCGAGCAAGCCCAGCCCCCGCAAGCGTGCCCGTTCGGGGGAACGCCCCTCCTCGAGCACAACGGCATCTGGTACTGCCCCGACGGGGACTACGAGTACCCCCGCGACGGACGCCTGATCTGACCTGACAACCGCATAGCACCACCCCACTCCTGCCAGGCCCCGCACGGGGGCTGGCTGGCTCCAGAAAGCGAGAGCGAAGGAATGGCGATCACGCAGCCCGTCTACGCGACCCGGGAGGACATCCGGGCCGCGCTGGACTTCGCCGACGGCGCCCGCAGCAACGGGCGCATCGACCGCGCTCTGGACTCCTCGTCCCGCTCGGTCGAGGGCCTGCTGCTGCGCCGTTTCTACCCGCAGACCGACACCCGGTACTTCGACTGGCCCAACCGCTCCGGCGCCAGCCCCTGGCGGCTCTGGCTCGACCGCGACGAGCTGGTCTCGGTCGCCACGCTGACCGCCGCCGGCACGGCGATCGCCGCCGCGGACTACTTCCTGCGCCCGGACACCGGCCCGCCCTACACGCACATCGAGATCGACCTGGCGAGCTCGGCGTCGTTCTCCGCCGGCGACACCCACCAGCGCGCCATCGCCGTCACCGGCGAGTACGGGCACACGGCGACCGACGCGCCCGCCGGGTCCCTGGAGAACGCGATCGGGTCGACGTCGACCACCACGGTGGACGTGACCGACTCGGCGGCGATCGGCGTCGGCGACCTGGTCAAGGTCGACACCGAGCGGATGCTGGTCACGGCCAAGACGATGCTGGACACGACCCAGAACCTGCAGACCAGCCTGACGGCGTCCATGGCCGACGCCACGGTGGTCGTGACGACTGGCTCGGCGTTCGCGGTGGACGAGGTCATCCTGATCGACGCCGAGCGCATGCTGATCGTCGACATCGCCGGCAACAACCTGATCGTCATCCGCGCCGTCGACGGCACGACCCTGGCCGCGCACACGGCGCCGACGGCCGACGTCTACGCGCCCCGCCGGCTCACAGTCACCCGCGGCGCCGTGGGCACCACGGCGGCTACGCACGACGACGCCGCGGCGATCACCCGCCACGTCGTGCCCGGGCCCGTGCACGCCCTGTGCGTCGCTGAGACGCTCAATGAGCTGCAGCAGGAGTCCTCGGCCTACGCCAAGGAGGTCGGTGAGGGCGAGAGCGGCCGCGAGGCGCCCGGCGCGGGCCTGGTGGGGCTGCGGGAGTCCGTCCGGCGCACCTACGGCCGCCGCGCCCGCGTGAGGGCCGTCTGATGGGCGTCGAGATCACGGTCAAGGGCCCGCTGCTGGACGGCACCGCCCCGCAGATCGTGCAAGCCGGCATCGAGGAGGCCCTGCGCGCCGTCGCCGAGGAAGGCGAGAACGCCGTGCAGAACCGGCTGCAGTCGGTCCTGCGCCACGAGACCGGGAAGTACCGCTCCAAGATCATCACCGACCGCGTCAGCGAGGAGCGGTGGGACATCACCGACCAGGGGTACTACTACGGCCCGTGGCTGGAGGGCACCGGCTCGCGGAACAAGACCACCAGGTTCAAGGGCTACGGGACGTTCCGCCGCATAACGCAGGAGCTGCAGGAGAGCGCCGGCGAGATCGCTGACGCCACATTCAGCCGCTACATCGAGCAGCTCGGCGGTGCCTGATGGCTTTGGACACCCTCGCGATCCTCCAGGCCGCCGAGTCGCACGTCGCCGCGACCGGGCACTTCGAGCGCGTGAACCGGCACGAGCCGAAGAACGCGCCCGGCAACGGCCTGACCGCCGCGATCTGGGTACAGGACCTCCGCCCGGCCGCCCAGGCTTCCGGGCTCGCCGCCACCGCCGCGATCCTGATCGTCAACGTGCGGCTCTACAGCAACATGCTGGCCGACCCTCAGGACCTGATCGACCCGAAGCTCGTCGCGGCCACCGACGCGCTGATGAGCGCCTACGCCAGCGACTTCACGCTCGGCGACCGGGTCCGCAACGTCGATCTCCTCGGCCAGTTCGGCGAAGGCCTCTCCGCGAAGGCCGGCTACCTCGAGCAGGACCGCAAGATGTTCCGGGTCATGACGATCAACCTGCCCCTGGTCATCAACGACGTTTGGACGCAGAGCTCATGAGCAAGCAGACAGGGCTGGGGGACCAGCTGTACGTCGGCGGGTACGACCTCTCCGGCGACATCGGGTCGCTCGGCGGCATCAGCTCCGGTGTCACCGGCACCTTCGACGTCACCGGCATCGACAAGTCCGCTCATGAGCGGATCCTGGGGCTGCGGGACGGCAGCATCGAATACTCCGCGTTCTTCAACCCCGCCGCCAACCAGGCCCACGCCCGGCTCTCCAGCCTGCCCACGATCGACAGGGAGGTGTCCTACTTCCGCGGTCAGACCCTGGGCAACCCGGCCGCGTCCACGGTTGGCAAGCAGATCGGCTACGACCCCACCCGCGGCGCTGACGGCTCCCTGACCATCGCAGCCCAGGCGCTGTCCAACAGCTACGGGCTCGACTGGGGACGGCAGCTGACAGCCGGGCAGCGCACCGACACCACGGCCACGAACGGGACCGGGGTCGACTTCACCACCGTTTCGACGGCGTTCGGGTGGCAGGCGTACCTGCACGTGTTCGCGCTCACCGGCACCAGCGTGACCGTGACGCTGCAGGACTCCGCCGACAACGTCTCCTTCGCCAACATCACCAGCGGCGCGTTCACCGCGGCCACCGGGCGCACCAGTCAGCGACTGGCCGGCGCGACGGATGCGACCGTCCGCCGGTACGTGCGGGCCATCACGTCGGGCACGTTCACCAATGCCGTGTTCGCGGTGTCGTTCACCCGGAACGAAGCGGCGGTGAGGATCTGATGCGCCCGGTCAACCGGATCCAGCCGCTGGGACCCGCGCGGGCGTACCGCACGTTCCAGATCGTCGCTCCGCCTGACAAGACCGTCGCCGCGGCCTGCGAAAAGGTCGGGTGCCAGGCGTGGCTGCACGGCTGGGACACCGTCATCGACGAGTCCACGCAGCTCGGCGCGCAGCAGGCCGCCTACATCCGGACCGAGTCGCGCCGCACCTTCCGCGAGACGCGCCGCGGCGACGGGATGACCGTCTTCCGGTTCGAGTCCCGGCAACGGTGCTTCGCGGAGCACCGCACCCGCCCGGAGATCTACCTCGTCAAGGACGGCGACTGGCGTCAGAGCCGCAACCCGCACCGGCACGCCGGCCCCGCCGACTGGGTCGAGGACTTCTCCACCCATCAGGACCAACTAGCAACCCGATTGGAGCGTGGCTGAGATGGCCAAGGAGAGTGGCCTCGGCTGGACGACGCTGAGCGTCGACGGCAGTGATGCAGCGGTCAACGACATCAAGAACGACGTCACCAACTTCTCGTTCGCGACCCCGCGCGCGGTGCAGGACGTCACGGGCGTGGACAAGAGCGCGATGGAGCGGCTGCTGCTCCTGGCGGACTTCTCGATCGACCTGAATGGCGTGTTCAACGACGAGGCGGACAAGTCGCACGCCACGTTCAAGGACGTCGCGTCCACGTCGGTGCAGCGCACGGTCTCGCTCGCGATCAGCGGGCAGACGCTGGCCAACGAGTGCTGGTTCACCGACTACGCCCTGACCCGCGCCGCTGACGGGTCGCTGACCTGGGCGGCGCCCGGAGTGCTGGCGAACGGCACCGTACCCACGTGGAGCTGACCCGTGGGATTTCGTGAGAAGGAGACCGTCTACGCCCTGACGTTCGAGGGCGACTTCGAGGGCCTGGTCGTCAAGGTCACCGACGCCACGACCGGGCAGCAGCAGGAGATCGAGCGCGCAGCGGCGCGGCTGGCTCCGCTGATGACCAAGCGGCCCCAGGACATCACGCCCGAGGAAGTCGCCGACGGCGTCGGGACGAGCGCGGGCATGGTCGACGCGTTCCTGGAGCACCTCGTCGAGTGGAACGTCGAGGACCCGGTCTCCGGGGAGCCGATCCCCGCCACCCGTGAGGGGCTGGCGCGCGTGTCGTCCCGGCTCGGCAAGCACATCATCACGACGTGGTGGGACTTCGTGTCGGGCGAGATCCCGGCCCCTTTAGGCGCCGGCTCGAGCAGTGGCGAGCCGTCCCTGGTGGCGTCGCTGCCGATGGAGCCGTTGTCACCAAGCCACACGAGCTCGAGCGAGCCGAGTTCATCCTCGGCCTCTGCGAGCGGTTCGGGTGTCTCCCGAGCCAGCTGATGGCTGAGCAGACCGAGCTGTGGCGCATGTTGCGGATCGAGGCCGCCAACCGCCCCGAGGACCAGGACCAGGACGAGCTGGAGGAGGTGGAGTCGTATGGCTAACGAGGTCGAGATCCGCGTCATCGCAAAGGACGACGCCTCCGCCGGCCTGAGCAAGGTGCGCGAATCCGCCGACGAGGCCGTCGGCGGGTTCGACCGCGTCGGGGAAGCGGCCGACGCCAGCGAGGGCAAGGCGCAGGGCTTCTCCGACACCCTGACCGGCACGAGCGACCTGATGGCCGGCGCGGGCGAGATCGCCAAGGGCAACCTGTTCGAGGGCTTCGTCATGGCCGGGCAGGGCGCCGCCGACCTCGCCGGCGGCCTCGCGTCCTTCGTAATCCCGACCCTCAAGAGCATGACCCGGGCCACGATCAGCAACGCCATCTCGGCCGTGAGGTCCTCGGCCGCGTGGGTAGTGCAGCGCGCGACCATGATCGCCGCGAGCATCGCCACCAAGACGTTCACTGCAGCGCAGTGGCTGATGAACGCTGCCATGAGCGCGAACCCGATCGGGATCGTCATCGTGCTCATCGCAGCGCTCGTCGCCGGCGTCGTCATCGCCTACAAGCGGTCCGCGACCTTCCGCCGGATCGTCGATGCTGCCTGGCGCGGCATACAGAAAACCGTGTCAGTCGTCGTCAACTGGTTCAAAAACACAGCACTTCCGTTCATGAAGATCGTCTTCACCTCGATCGGCATCTCGGCCAAGATCGTGGCGAGCGCGGTGGTCCGGGCCTGGAACGGCGTCATGGACTTCTTCAAGTCCATCCCAGGCCGTGTGTCCGGCGCGTTCGCGACCCTGGCCGACGCGATCTCCGCGCCATTCCGCTACGCGTTTGCCGGAGTCAAGGCCCTCTGGAACTCCACGATCGGCGGATTCGGCTTCACCGTCCCCAGCTGGATACCCGGCGTCGGCGGCAAGAGCTTCTCCATCCCGTACCTGGCCCATGGTGGCGTCACCGGGGCGCTCGCGGGCCGGATGGCCATGGTCGGTGAGCATGGCCGCGAGCTGGTGCGGCTGCCCGTGGGTTCGTCGGTCATCCCCAATGGGCAGACCGAGCGCATGCTCGGCGGCGGGGGAGGCGGGGGCCGCGTCGTCCTCGAGCTGCGCTCCTCCGGCTCGAAGATGTCCGACATGCTGCTGGCGCTGCTGCGTGACGCGGTTGCGATCCGTGGTGGCGATGTCCAGGCGGTGGTCGGCCGATGAGCTTCCCCCTGGCGTTCACCACGGAGCTGCTGCTGGGCACGTGGACCGACATCACCGCTGACACCTACCAGCGCGACCCGGTCACGATCAGCCGGGGCCGTTCGGACGAGGCCGCGAAGGTGGACCCGTCGAGCTGCAGCCTGACGCTGGACGACCGGTCAGGGAACTACAGCCCGCGCAACCCGACCGGGACGTACTACGGGGCGCTGGGCCGCAACACGCCGCTGCGAGTGCTGACGCCGTCGGGGCTGGACCCGTACATGGCGCTGCCGGGCCGTGACGAGTCGTACGCGTCGACGCCGGACGCCGCGTCCCTGGATATCACCGGGGACCTCGACCTGCGGATCGAGCTCGAGCCGCGGACGTGGCGGCCGTCCAACAGCTATGGCGTGGCCCGCAAGTACGTGGCGACCAGTGACCAACGGTCGTGGCTGTTCGGCGTGGGCTCGACCGGCCTGCTGCAGTTCTTCTGGTCGCCGGACGGCACCCTGGCCAACCGGATCCTCGCCTCCTCAACCGCCGCCATCCCCGTGGCGAGCACCCGGCTGGCACTGCGGGTCACCCTGGACGTGAACAACGGCGCAGTGGGCAACGACGTGACGTTCTACACGTCCAGCTCGCTTGGCGGGTCCTGGACGCAGCTGGGGGCCACGGTCACCACCGCGGGCGTCACGTCGGTACATGCCGGTACGGCCGCCCTGGAGGTCGGTCGCACGACCGCGCCGTCGCCGCTGGCCGGGGTCGACTATGACTCGTTGCAGGGCACGGTGTATGGCTTCCGGCTGCGTGACGGGATCGGCGGCACCACGGTAGCGTCCCCCGACTTCAACGCGGCCGACAGCGGCGACACGTCCCTGACGGACGCGCAGGGCCTGACGTGGACACTGCAGGGCAACGCGACGATGGTGAACCCGAACGCGCGTTTCCACGGTGAGGTCCCGGCGTGGCCGCCGAGGTGGGACGCGTCCGGGTCGGACGTGCACACACCGGTGCAGGCGGCCGGGGTGATGCGCCGGCTGGGGCAGGGCGCCGCGGCCCTGAAGAGCACCCTGTACCGGGGACTGACCGCTCTGGACCGGGTAAAGGCGTACTGGCCGTGCGAGGACAGCGCCGGAGCGACGGAGCTGGCTTCGGGGCTTCCGGGGCAGCCGCCCATGCTGCATCAGTCCGGCACCCTCGACAACGCCTCGTTCACCGATTTCAAGGCTTCTGAGGCGCTACCTACAGCGTCCGGCCTGCAGTGGACCGGGTTGGTCACGGACTACGACATCACGGGCGAGACGCAGGTCAACTTCCTGCTCGCCGTCCCGTCCGGCGGCGTCGCGTCCACCTCGCAGGTCTGCCGGATACGCGCCTCCGGGAGCGCGACGTCGTGGACGCTCCACGTGAACACGAGCGGGAGCCTGCGCTTGCAGGCATTCAACGTGGACGACGTACAGATCGAGGACTCCGGGTTCGTCGCATTCGCCGTCAACGGGAAGCTGCTGCGCGTCTCGATCGAGCTGGACCACACCGGCGCCGACGTCGACTGGGCCGTGGCCACTCTGGAGGTAGGGCAGACCACTGGCTCAGCGACCAGCGGCACGCTGGTCGGCCGCACGATCGGCCGCATCCGGTGGATCAGCATGAACGTCGGCGGCGTGCTGACTGACACCGCCCTGGGGCACATCTCGGTCGAGAACGAGATCTCGAGCATCTACGACCTGTCCGACGAGCTGAACGCGTACTCGGGGGAGTCCGCTACCGACCGGATCCTGCGGTTGTGCCGGGAGGAGGGGATGCCGGTCACGCTTGTGGGTGACGTGAACGACGCGACGGAGCTCGGCTACCAGCTGCCCGCGACGCTGCTCGATCTGCTGCGGGAGGCGGCCGAGGCGGATCTCGGCATCCTGCACGAGCCTCGCGGGCACCTCGGGCTGGCGTACCGCACGCGGGCGTCGTTGTACGCCCAGGCCGCCGACCTGGCCCTGGACTACTCGGCGGACGAGCTGTCGAGCATCGAGCCGGTGGAGGACGACCAGGCGACGCGCAACGACATCACGGTCAAGCGTGAGGGCGGGTCCAGTGCTCGTGTGGAGCTGACGTCGGGCGCACTGTCGGTGAACGCACCGCCGTCGGGCGTGGGGCGGTACGACGAGGAGGTCACGATCTCCGTCGAGCGGGACGAGGACCTGCCGGATCAGGCGGGGTGGCGGCTGCACCTGGGCACGGTCGACGAGGCCAGGTACCCGGTGCTCGCGCTGAACCTCGCGCGCGCCGCGTTCACCGGGGACGCCACGCTGACGACGGACGCTGAGACGCTCGACATCGGCGACAAGATCACGGTGACGAACCTGCCGGCGTGGATGCCGCCGGACGACGTCGCTCAGATCGCGCAGGGCTTCACCGAGGTCTTGACCCGGTTCGAGTGGCTGATCGACGTCAACTGCTCCCCGGGGTCGCCGTGGGACGTGGCCGTGTGGAACGAGAGCTCGGGGGCGGGGGAGGCCCGGTACTCCTCGGACGGCTCCACCCTGGTGGCGGGGGCCTCCCTCCTGCTGAACGGGACGTCGCCCGGGCGCGCATCGACCCCGGACGCCGCGGCGCTGGACATCGTCGGGGACCTCGACCTCCGGGTGCACGTCGCCATGGACGACTGGACGCCGGCCGCGGCCTCGGCCCTGCTCACCAAGTCGACGACGTCCGGCAACCAGATCTCCTGGCGGTTCAACGTCCTGTCGACCGGCATCCTGCGCTTCGTGTGGTCGGCTGACGGCTCCGCGACGCTCTCGGCCGACTCGACTGTTGCGCCCACCGTCGCGAACGCCGCGCCGCTGTGGGTGCGCGCCACCATCGACGTCGACAACGGCGCCGCGGGTCGTTCCGTGCGGTTCTACACCAGCCCTGACGGCGAGACGTGGACCCAGCTCGGGACCACGGTCACCACCGCCGGCGTCACGTCGATCTTCTCGAGCTCGGCCCCCGTGATCGTGGGCTCGCGCGAGGTCGGGACGCTGGACCGCCTGTCGGGGCGCGTGTTCTCCGCCGAGGTCCGCAGCGGCATCGACGGCGCGATCGTGACGAACCCGGATTTCGGCGCGCAGCTCGCCGGCGCGACGTCGTTCGCCGACGGATCGGGCCTGACGTGGACGATCACCTCGCCCGCCGTGCTCGACGGCGCCAGGCTCGTCGTGGATACCCCCACGGGCCCGCTCTGGGGCGACGACGACCAGCCGTACGACATCTACGTCGCCGGCGAGCGGATGACGGTCACCGCGGTGGCCGGAACCAGCAGCCCGCAGCTCTTCACCGTGACCCGCTCGGTCAACGGCGTCGTGAAAGCGCACGACGCCGGCGACGAGGTCCGGCTGTTCAAACCCGCTTACTACGCTCTCTGACAGGAGAACAGCATGCCTAACGCCGGTGACCTCGTCCGGGCGTCCGACGTCGCGGTGCAGGGGTGCCGGGTCACCAGCACCGCCTCACAGTCGATCAATGACAACACCACAACCACGGTCACGTTCGATGACGAGCTGTGGAACAACGACGGCATGCACTCGAACGTGACCAACAACTCCAGGATCACGATCGTCACGGCCGGAATCTACGTCGTGACGTTTCAGGGCCGGTTCGCATCCGCAAACGACTACGTCGAGGTGTACGCGACATTGCGGCTCAACGGCGGTACGGATATCGCCCTCGGACCGTATGTCGTGACGACAACCGCTATCCCACCAAAGGTCCTTGTGACTACCACGGACGAGTTCGTCGCCGGCGACTACCTCGAGGTGCAGGTCTTACAGAACAACTCCGCAAACGTTGCCCGTGACCTCGCGCTACTTGGCGTGGCGTCGCCGATCTTCTCCGCGGCGAGGCTCGGGTCAGGCGTGTCGTGATGTGCGCACCACCACCGGTAAAGCTGCCTAGCACCACACAGGAGGTGGCCCGCGTGGACCCACTATTGAGTCTGCTGCCCGCGGGCGGGACCTTCACGATCCTGGGCCTGATCATCCTCTACCTGCTGCGGCAGGACTCGGCCGTCCGGAAGCAGACTCAGGAGCACTTCGGGCGGATCTCCAAGGAGAACGCCGAGCTCCGCGCGGATCTTGAGACCGAACGGGACCGCCGCATGGCGCTCGAGGACGAGAACGCCACCCTGAGACGGCGCCGCAGTGTCACGGAAGGCACCCATGACTGAGACCGAACGCACCGAGAAGTTCCTGAACTGGGTCGATCGCCGCGCTCTGGTGACGGGCGTGCTCGTCGTCGCGCTGATGGTGTCCGTCGTGGTGAACGTCGGCGTCTGGTGGCAGGCGCAGCAGCGCGCCGAGAACGCCACCCAGACCGCCGTCAGCTTCGCCCAGCAGGTACAGGACGCCTGCGCCAACGGTGGGCTGCCCGTGGACGGCCGCGACCTGTGCCCGCGCGCGGACGAGATCGTCGAGGACCCCGCCGCGCCACCTGTCCCGCAGGACGCGCCGCCGCCGAGCGACGCGCAGGTCGCCGCCGGGGTCGCCGACTGGTTCGACACCCACGACCTGTCCCTGACTGCCGGCTACAGCGCGTCCATGGAGGCCGCGGTCACCCGGTACCTGTCCCGTAACCCGCCGGCGGACGGTGAGGACGGCGAGGACGCTCCTGAGCCCACCGATCAGCAGATCGCCGCCCAGGTGGCCGCCTACTTGATCACCAACCCGCCCGCCGACGGCGCTGATGGCACGAACGGCACCAACGGTCGCGGCGTGGTCTCGGCCAGCCTCGACAACTGCGACGTCGTGTTCACCTACACCGACCACACCACCGACCGGGTCGGCCCGATCTGCGGTGCCGACGGGCAAGACGGCGACAAGGGGGAGCCAGGCGTCAGCATCGAGAAGGTCGAGTGCCCTGACGACGAGAACGACGACTGGCTCTACACCTTCACGGACGGCACTACCCAGATCGTGCCCGGCCCGTGCCGGGTCGAGCCCATCATCGAACCCTCGCCTTCGCCCTCACCTCAGGAGCAACCATGACCACCACGCTCGACGACATCCGTTCCCGCGATAGCTGGGGCGCCCGGTACCCCGACGGCGACCTGACGCTGACCGGTCTCGCGCTCGAGGTGTTCGCACACCACTCCGTGACCGTGCAGCTCTCGCCGGACGCGAGCATCTCCGCCGAGTGCGAGCAGATGCGCTCGCTCGAGTCGATCGGGCAGTCCCGGTTCGGCACCGGGATCTCGTACAACGTCGTCATCTTCCCCTCGGGCCGCCCGTACCAGGGCGCGAGCTGGAACCGACGCGGCACCCACACCGGCGGCCGCAACAGCACGGCGCGCTCGATCTGCTTCGCCGGCAACTACGAGGTGAACGAGCCCACCGACGCCCAGATCGCCACGGCGGCCGCGATCTACGCCGAGGGCAAGGGGCGCCTGTGGCTCCCGGGCGCGCCGCTGCGCGGCCACCGCGACGTCTCGCAGACGGCGTGCCCGGGCCGGCACGTGTACGAGCGAATCGACGACATCGCCGCCGGCGCCCAGCTGGTGGACAACCCCAAGCCCACCGCCCCGACGCCCAGCGGGCTCATCGTCGACGGCCGGTGGGGACGCGCGACCACGTGGGCCCTGCAGCTCGAGCTCGGCACGCCGGCCGACGGCGTCGTGTCCTCCCAGGCCCTGCGGTGGCGCGACGACAACCCCGGCCTGACCTCGGGCTGGCAGTGGGTACGCGACCCCCGCGGCTCCAAGCTCATCGCCGCCCTGCAGGAGACCATCGGCGCCGAGACTGACGGGATCCTCGGGCGCCAGAGCGTCCGGCGCCTGCAGCGTTACCTCGGCGGCACCGTCGACGGCGAGATCTGGTCGCCGTCGGCCACCGTGCGCGCGCTCCAGCGCCGCCTCAACGAAGGGAAGTTCTGACCCATGACCACCACACCCGCCCCCACCGACCCACCGCCCGACGACGCCGGCGTCGAGTGGACCACCTTCGAGGTCGAGCCGGCAGCCGAGCTCGTGCCACGCAAGCTCCGCACCGCCGTCTACTTCACGGCGCTCGCGGTGGCCGCGCTGGGCATTCTCGCCGTCGGGCAGGCCGACGTCTGGGCACCGCAATACTCCGACCGGATCGACGAGTCGTGGGACCGGATCGACGACTGGCTGCTGTTCGTCACCGGTGCTCTCGGCGTCGCCTACCGGCCGACGCGCCGCTGAAAACCACGTTCGAGGATGTCAGTCCCTCGGAGTAGCCTGCGAACGTGCTGCGGGGCCCCAGGTCGGCCAGAGGGCAGCGAGGCGTGCGGGTTCAAGTCCCGTCCTGGTCGACCACGAAGCCCCCACCTCTTCGGAGGTGGGGGCTTCGCCGCTGCCGGGGCTGACTACCGCCGCTCGAGCACCGCCCGCGCCGCACGGTCGAGGTTGTCGGCGAGCTGGTACACGCCCCAGACGAGGAAGCAGAGTCCGAGGCCGAGCGGTGCGAGCGCGCCGTCGCGCCCGTCGGGCCACCACCACGCGAGGATGCACCCGACGCCGATCAGCGCGACGCCGAACGACAGGGGGACGGCGGCTCGGCCGGCTGGGCGCTCAGCCATGCGTGAAGACCTGGCCGTTGCCCGTGCTCGGCTCCCGCATCGGCTCCCGCATCGGCTCCTGAACCTGCGCCGGCGCCTCGGCCTCCGTGCCGTCGTCCTCGAGCATGTGTGCGATCCGCTCCTCGGCGACCTCGAGGCGCCGCTGCAGGTTGTCAGCCTCGGCGGCGAGAGCGCCGAGGAGGCCCTCGCTCGGGCTGGTGCCGTACAGGGCGCGGATGCGAGCGGACAGCGCGTGGGTGGCGTGGTCGGCGGTCATGCCAGCCTCCGTCGGGTGCCGTGGTCCTGGGGGTAGTGCGGTTGCCCGCCGGCGTCGTACCGCGTCGCGAAGGGTAGGGCGCCGGCGGCCGCCGCCGGGTAGTGCAGGGTCCGCAGAGCGGGGTCGTTCTCGGTACCCGGCTGGCCGCCGTCGCACCACCAGCGGCCGTCGAGCGGGTCGCGGTCCGCGGTCCAGTAGTGCCACGCCCCGCGGACCTCGCGGAGCGTCACTACGAAATGACAGAACTCGCACACCCGAATGGTCCCTAGCTCGGGCATCGGCGCATAGGTCTTACCCGGGTCTGGCAGTGCGTACTCGCTGCTCATGAGACACCGTCCTTCGATCGGTTGCGCCACTTTTGCGCCATTCGGCACCGGCACAATGTTCAAGGAATGTTCAAACATGCTGGTTAACGCAGTGGGCCCCCCGGGGATCGAACCCGGAACCCGCGGATTAAAAGTCCGCTGCGATCCGTCCAGCCTTATCCCGGCTCATCCAGTCCGGTCCAGGGAAATGGCTAGATTCCAATGATCCTGAGCCTTCAAGGAATCGAATCGTAAAGTCTCGTCCAGTCTCGTACAGTCGCCGGCTGCGCCACGTTTGCGCCACGTGCGCCACGTTCAGGCGCCCTGGGCGCGCCGCGCGCGCCGCGCGGCGAGCTCGTCGACGGCCGCCGCCGCGGCCGGCACGGGGTCGGGTGTGGTCGGCGGCGTGGGCGCCGACGGGCGGGCGCCGAGCGCGTCGACGACGCCCTTGGCGGCGATGTCGGCGAGGTTCGCGTACCGCGCGGTGGTGATCGGGGACTTGTGGCCGAGCAGCTTGCCGACCTCGGCCAGCGTGCGCTCGCCCTGCAGCAGCCAGCTCGCGTACGTGTGCCTCAGGTCGTGCGGGCGCACATGCCCGAGCTCGGCGCGCTTGACCGCGGCGTGGAAGACCTTGGTGAACTTCGACCGGTCGAGCACCGCGCCGTTCTCGGTGGTCAGCAGCAGCGGCCCTCGGCAGTGGCCCTGGGTGTGGGTGTACCCGCACGTGTCCGTGCCGGCCTTCTCCTCGAGCGTGGACAGGTCGACCCAGTCGGCGATCGGCACGGTCCGCATCCGCTTCCCCTTCGGGATCGGCGCCATCTTCGAGTCGTCGTAGCCCCAGGCCTCGACGACGTCGATGACGCGCCGGTCCTTGTGCACCCTGGCGCGGTGCAGGCCGGCGGCCTCGCCCCACCGCATGCCGGAGCCGGCCAACAGCAGCGTCATCGCGAGGTACTCGCCCTCCAGCTCGCCGGCCAGCTTCCAGAACTCCTCCTGCGTGAGGTACCGCTCCAGACCCTCGGGCGTGCCGGGCAGCTTCAGCTTGTCGGCCACGTTGTACGGCAGCACCTCGGCGTCCATGGCTCCGCGCAGCGACGAGGCGAACAGGCCGACGATCTGCTTCACCGTCGCCGGCGCGCGGGTGTGCACGGCGTCGTCGTCGTCCTCCCACTGCTGCAGCTCGGCGGCCCAGTTCTTCACGTCCTGCCGGGTGATGTCGCACAGGCGCACCTCACCCCACTGGGGGAGCAGGTGATTGTCGCGCCGGCCGACGTCGGAGCGCAGCGTCGAGGCCTTCACCCTGCGGCTGGGCCACCACTGCTTGCACCACTCGCCCCAGGTCCGGCCGGCGGCCGCGGGGTCGCGCCAGCCCAGGGAGCGGGACTCGCCCTCGGCCGTCTCCGCAGCCCGCCGCGCCTCCTTCTTCTGAACGTAGGGCCCACCGGGCGCGGTACGAATCTTGTTGTCGGCGTCGCGGTACCGGCCTCGGTACTTGCCGGACGCCAGGGTTTGTACCCATGCCATGAGAGGTGTCCTTCCGCGCGGAGAGATTCAATGCATTTCGATGCGCATTGCATGCATACGCACACGCATCAGGGTCTGGCCTGGTTGTTTAGTTAGGAAATGTCCGATACCCGAACCCGAATCGCAACTCTTCACCCAGGTCGGTATCAACTTGCATGTTTACGGAAAGGGTGAATAGTCCCATGATGTGGATATGTCGAACGCTGAGGGGGCGGGCGCGATGGCGCGCTCCGCGAGACCAGGTGCGCTGAGATGAGCGCACGGATGCGAGCAACACAGCTCACCGCGCGCACACCGCAGCTGGCGCGCCGATCATGCGAAATCATTGATTGTGCCCGTGCGAGTGGGTGCCCGTTCTCCGAGTCCTTCGCGGGTGCAGTTCGGGAACCACGACCTTCGGGCCCCTCGTGGATCCGATGCCCTCGGCTGATGGCGGCACGTGCCCAGGCTCGTCGTCTGGGCCTGGGTCCGGGTGAGCGTCGTCCGTGGTGAACATCGGCAGCCGGCGCTCTGCCTCGCTGATCGTCTGCAGCACCGACATGCCGAGGGCGTCGGCGAGCAGTGCGATCGTGTCGATCGTGAGGGGCCTGGTCCCGGCAAAGTAGCGCTGCAGGCTCGTCTTTGGGATGCCCGTGATCCCCTCCAGGTAGGGGTACGAGAGGCCGAGCACGACTCGCTCAGCACGTAGCGTCGCGGCGACGGCCGCGTTCATAGGTGCTCTCGCTGTGTCCATAGTGACCAAGTTTGACAGGCAGACGGGCAATAAGTCACCCGAACGGGATCGCCGAATAGGTTGCGCGATGTCCGTACGGACACTAATGTCGCCGTATGGACATCACACAGACGGTCGCCGCAGCAGTGCGGGGCCTGGTAGCCGAACGGGGCATGTCCGAGCTCTTCGTCGCGCACGAGTCCGGGATCCCCCGGGTGACGCTGCGCCGGCGCCTGTCCGGCCAGACCCCGTTCACCGTCCAGGAGCTGGCCGAGGTCGGCCGAGTCCTGGACATCACCGTGCTCGACATCATCAAGCGCTCCGAGGTGGTCGCAGCATGACCGCGCGCCTGACGGTCGCTGACGCGGCCGCCGACTCCCGCCGGCACCCGGAGACCGTGCGCACCGCCCTGCAGGCGGGCGTGCTGCACGGCGTGCAGCGCATCAAGCGCGGTCGGTGGCTGATCGATCCCGAGTGCCTGGACGCCTGGATCGAAAACGTCCCCTGCCGGCACAAGACGGCGAACGTGGTCGACCTCGACCAGCACCGCACCACCCGCACGACTGCCTGACCACAGAAAAGCCCGAGGGCCCGCCCACACCGCGAAGCGAGACGGACCCTCAGACCCGAGAGGAAGCATCCCATGGTCACCAGCAACCCCGCCAACCCCGGCTACCCGGAGTTCGAGCCGCCCGGCGCGTTGCGCCCCTTCATGGCGGACGGCAGCAACGTCGACGAGAAGGCCCTGGACCGTCTGCTCGACGCGATCCACAACGAACCCCACGCCGGCTCCGAGCTCCCGCGGCGGACGCCCCGCGCAGCCCTGGCCGCCATCGAGGCGGCTGCGGCCGTCGAGCCCGACGGTGCCGTCGACGGCACCACGCCCGACGCCGTCGCCGAGGTGTCCGTGCCCAAGCCGTACGCCCCCTCCTCGCTGGCCGGCCTGGCCTCCTTCACCTCGCCCCGCCACGCGATGCCGGCCCCCACGCCGCCGGCCGACACCATCCCGAGCCTGGTCAGGCTCGACGGCTACGAAGAGGCCGCCAACCGCCTCGCGAGCGCCGCCGCCGGCCTGCTCTACGCCCTCACGCTCGGCTTCACCACCGTCGCCGAGAACAACCTCGCCGAGGCGCTCGCGGCCTTCTCGGCGGTGTCTCGATGAACGCCCGTGGTCTCGGCCGCGCGGCGGGTATCACCCTGACGGTGGTGTCTTTGGTCGTCGTCGGGTACGGCGCGGCGCGGGTGACCACGCCCGAGGTGGAGCCGGAGGTGGTGACGGTCTACAAGGACCTGCCGCCGGCGTGCGGGAAGGCGCTCGACGCCGTGGACCTCGCGATCACGCACTGGGACAGCATCGACCAGCACGAGGACATCGCGATCGCCGCGACCGATGGTCTGATGCCCGCGCTGCTGGCCGGTGACGCCAAGCAGGTGCGCGAGATCACCGAGGCCTCGGAGAGCGAGAAGCGTCTGGCGGGCGCGGCGCAGACCAAGCGGGACGCGGCCCTGTCGGAGTACGAGCAGGCGGCCGCCGACTGCGTCCCGGAGCGTCAGCCATGAGCGCCCGCCGGAGCCCGGTCGAGCGAGACGCCCGCATCCTCGCCGACGAGGCACTCAAGACGGCGCGGCATCGCCAGCGTCACGCGAACAGCGCATACGACGTGTTCGAGTGCGCGATCCAGCTCTGCGAGCGGTCCACCGCGTGGGCCGTGCAGCGTGGAGACATCCCGGGGGCGCGGCGTGAGGCCCGCGCCGCCCAGCTCCTGAACGAGGCGCAGACCAGGATGCTCGATCTGCGCGGTCGCGCGACCGCGCGTGAGCTCGCGCTGTCGGGGATCGTGCCCGGGGTCCGGGTCCGGGTCGTGCAGCCCTGCGCCGGCCCCGGCTCAGCGCCGGTCGGCGCCGAGCTGACCCTCGGCGACACGACGTCGAAGTACATGTTCGGGGAGGACGACCACGGGCGGCGACAGGTCATCTACGCCCCATGGGTCGAGCTGGTGCCCTACGGCCCGATTCCGGATTCCCGAATCGTCGAGCGCGTCGCCGCGGCGGTGACGGCGTGACGCGCCGGATCTGCTCCGGGTGCGGGCACACGCTCGTGCAGCCGAGATCCGACGTCGACGGCGTGATGGGCGCGCACATGGACAAGCACACGCACATGCACCAGCAGCGCGGTGAGGCGTGCTGGTGGATCGTCCAGGCCACGCCTGAGCCGGCCCGCATGACCGTGAGGGTCGTGCTGCTCGCCGTGGCGGCCGTCCTGGGCGCGGCGTTGGCCGCGTTCCTCACGCTCACCGCGCCGAGCCCGGACGACGACTCCGAACGCCGGTGCGTGACGGCGTTCGAGACGGAGATCGGCGCGGTGACCGAGTACGACCGGGTGGACTGCCGCGACGGGCTCGCGGATGGGAAGAACGCGAAGGGATTCCGCTCATGAAGGTGCTCCTGAACCGCCTCGCGCGTCATCAGCGTCCCGACGTGCTGGGGGGCTGGGAGATCAAGCCGACGTTGGGTAGCCCGTCCTGGTACCCGACGTCGGCGGGGGAGCCGACGCCCGCGCAGGCACGTGCCCTCGAGCGGGTCGAGCAGGCCCGCCAGGAGTGCGCCCGCGCGCAGGACGCCTGGTTCCGCTTCGCTCTCCCGGATCGTGACTTCCGGGAGTCGATCCGTGACCTGCGCGAAGCGGAGCGAGAGGCGGCCACGCGATGAAGGTCCGCTACGGCCGCGTCCGCTGCCAGAAGTGCCACGAGTTCTACGACATCGACGAGGGGCACCTGTGCCCCAATGCGGGCGCCGCGGCCGCGCAGCTGGCCGCCGCGGTCGACGCCGCCGCGACGCTGCCCGACCTGGATCGCCCGCACCCGCCGGGCCTGACGTGGTTCACGCCGCTGGAGGCCCGGCCGATCGCGCTGGGCCCGGCGGCGGCCCATCCCGAGGTGCGGCCGGCGCTCGCGCTGGACGCTGACCGGTTCTGGTCCGGCGCCCGTCACGGGCTCGCGGACTGGCCGGCTGTGCATGCCCTGGAGGACGCCGTCGAGCAGGCCGCGTTCACCACCGACCCTTACCACCGTCGCCGCCTCCTGACGGCGGCCCGAGCCCTGGAGACCGTATGACCAGCACCATCCAGGAGCGATTCGAGAGCGACATCGCACAGCACGAGATGACCGTGCTGCACAACGACGGTCTGTACCGGCACCTCCGGTTCAAGCGGCCCGATCAGAGCGCCTACTGGTTCGACGTCGTCACGTGGCCCGGCAGCCTCACGATCAACGGCGACATGGGCACGTTCACGTTCTCCCGCCTGGAGGACATGTTCGAGTTCTTCCGCTCGGGCACCGGGGTCAACCCCGGCTACTGGGGCGAGAAGGTCCTCGCCGGCGAGACCAAGCGGTACGACGAGGACTACGCCCGCCGGGTCGCGGCGGAGTACCTCGACGAGTGGGCCGAGCACACGGACCCCGACGCCGTCGGTCGGGTCCGCCAGATGTTCCGGGAGCTGATCGCCGACGAGGACCGCGCCGACGAGGACAACTTCCGGCTCGGCCTCGCGCACATCGGCGAGCCGTTCGTCGACTTCTGGTGGGAGGCCGACCTGCACCCGCACACCGTCCACTTCCTGTGGTGCTGCTGGGCCATCCGTCACGCCGTGACTGCGTTCAACGTGCCGCAACTGGCGAACGCCACGGCATCGAAGACGACGGTGCGGGGTGGCGCGTGATGGATGAGCCGCTGCTGGAGCTGCCGGACGTGCTGACGCCGGCCGAGGTGGGCGAGGTGTTCGGGGTGCACCCGCAGACCGTGTGGCGGTGGGCGAGGGCGGGCAAACTCGCCGCGTTCGTCACGCTGGGCGGTCACCGCCGATACCACCGCGCGGACGTCGAGGCTGCGCTGCGCGACCACGCTGACCGTGACACGGCCGCACCCGAGCGTGACACCACCAGGGCCGAAGCGTGACGGCGCCCGAGCGCGCCGTCACACCCGGCGCCATGCGGGAGGCCATCGAGAACCTCGTCGACGAGCTCGGCCATGACGCCGTCGTCGAGATGCGCGCCCAGGTCCGCCGGATCAACGCGTCACGGTGCGGCAACCCCGAGTGTGACAAACCGCTAGATGTCGCGCCCGGGTCCCGCCGGCAGACGTGCGACGAGCGGTGCCGACAGGCGAAGCGTCGCGCCGACCTGGAGCCCGACCGTGACGCGACCGACCGTGACGGGCCCCGACCGTGACGACTGTGACAGAACCCCCGACGGCGCTCACGGTCGGCCGCGCCGCCGATGTCACAGTCGCCGCCGGCGCCCCTTCCCGACCCGACCAACGACCAGGAGATCCCACCCCCATGACCCGGTCCATGACGACCACGCAGTACCGGCAGGTGATCGCGGACGAGATGCCCGAGGACACGCTGCAGGCCCGCGTCGAGGAGCTCGCCGGCGAGCTCGGCTGGCTGATCTACCACACGCACGACTCACGGCGCTCGCAGGCGGGCTTCCCGGACGTCGTGATGATCCGGGGCAACCGGATCATGTGGCGGGAGCTGAAGGCGGCCAAGGGCGAGGTCTCGGAAGAGCAGCGCACCTGGATCGAGGCCCTGACGAAGGCCCGTGCCGACGTGGGCGTGTGGCGTCCTGCGCACCTGCTCGACGGCACGATTCTGGCCGAGCTGAGGGCCGTGGAGCCGCGCCCGGGTGCGGGCCTGCTGGGCGAGGCCGCTGACCTGGTCGTCACGACGCGGTTCGCGACGGTGCCGTTCCTGCGGCGCAAGCTCCGGGTCGAGCTCGCGCGGGCGGGCGACCTGATGGACCACCTCGAGGTGCTGGGCATCGTCGGCCCGGCCAACGGGTCCAAGGCCCGTGAGGTCCTCGTGTCCTCGCTCATGAAGGCCGCCGAGCTGGTCCGCCGCGGCGAGGCCGAAGACCAGGAGGCCGGCTGATGGAGGTCCCGATCTGTGGCTCCTGCGGCCGGAAGCGGACCCTGCAGGACGCGTACGACTACAACCCGATCCAGGTCCTCACCAACGTCCCGCTGGGCTGGTACAGCGGCGACGACGGCGAGATCTGCCCGCAATGCATGACCGAACTCATGAGAGGCAACACACGAATGACCGAGAACACCGCACTACCGGTGACGAGCACGTCCGACCCCCACTTCCTGGAGCGGGTAGCCGATCACCAGCAGCTGGCCCTGCGTGACATCCCGGCCGCCGGCGGGCAGAACAGCCCGGAGGGGAAGGCGATCCTGAACGCGCGCCTGGAGCTGCAGCGCGAGGACGTCCCGCGGATGCTGGCGAGCCTGGCCAAGGCCCGGGAGTACCTCGAGGCCCTGGGCTGGGTGGGCGGCATGCTAGACCGGCAGGACGACGACGCCGGCGAGCCGCTGCGGATCATCGCCAACGATCTGGAGGACATGCTCGACCTGCCGTACCGGCAGTCGAGCTCGGCGCAGTGGGCGGCCGCGGAGGCCTTCGCGATGGGCGACAGCGGTCTCGCACACGCGTTCGACCACCACCTCGGGCCGCGCACCGTCGTCAAGCGTGCGCTCAACCTCGAGGCGATGTCGAAGATTCTGGGCGAGCACCCGAGCGCCGGCTACGACGACGGCACCGACCTGTTCAAGTGCCTCTGCGGGCACCTCTTCATGGGCTCGGACCACGAGTTCGCCGAGCACCGTGCCGCGAAGCTGCGCGCTGGCCTCCTCGGGGAGGCGTGAGATGAACAAGGTCCTCACCGCGGCAGCTCTCACGCTCGCCGTCGCGCTCGGCGCGTGGGGTAACGGCGCAGCCGCAGCCCTGCACGAGCAGCCGCAGCCTGCTGCGTCCTCGACGGTGCTGCCGGACGGCCCGCAGTTCGTCGGCGGGGTGATGCGTCTGTACGCCGACGGCCCCGAGTGGCATGTCGACGCTGATCACTGGATCGAGGGCATCGACCCGACGATCGATCCGGTCATCGACTCCAGCGGGTTCATCACCTTCCACACTCTGGAGAAGAACGCCGTCCTCTCGTGCGAGGCCAATCCTGACGAGACGCTCGTCGCACGCGACATCACGGCCGGTTGCTCGAACGGGACCTACCTGGTGCGGCTCCGCCTGGCCAAGGGCGGTGTCCCGCTCGACCTGGAAGACCCGGAGGACTGGGACCTGGTCGAGGGCGAATACGCCAACTTCTGGGTCGACATCGAGCACAACGGGTCATGGGTGGCGCCGTGAGCGCGACCATCGACGGCGGCCCGCCCGCCACGAAGCAGGACTGCTTCGCCCGCGCCGAGGGCTGCTGCCTCACGGACGCGTTCAAGCGCGGCGCCGAGCCCGCCACGCCGTCGGCTGCCGTGGCGCGGGGAGCGGAGGCGCTGCACGAGGCATGGACCGAACTGCCTCCCGAGGTCCACGGTCGGGCGGCGTCCGCCGACTTGACCCGCGCTGCCCTCGAGGCCGCGCTCGTCGGCGTCGAGCTCGGTCAGGTGGTGCGTGCGCACCGCCCGTACTACCTGCGTAGCGGTCGCGCGAGCTGCGGCGGCTGCGACTGGACGTTCGTACCCGAGTGGGAGGGCACGGAGTCGAGCGAGCGGCGCACGTCGGCCCGCAGGGCGTTCTCCAACCACCAGGGTGACGCCATCCGCACCATGGTCCTGGGGGAGGCGCCATGACGACCCCCTCCGCGGCCGTACAGCGGGCCGTGCGGGTCATGCGGGCCGACTTCCGGCCCGCCCTGAGCTCGAGTGTCCTGGGCGCGATCACGACGACGCGTGCGGGTCTGTCCGCGGCGCTCGACGTCTATGAGATCGCGAACGTCCTGGGCGCCCACATCGACTACCTGACCCGCGACGGCCGGATCATCTGCGCAGACTGCGACACCGACCTCGGGCCGGACGACGACACCCCCGCGGGCTGGGAGTTGCACGACCAGCACATCGCGCAGACCATCCGCACCATGGTCCTGGGGGAGGCCCCATGATCCCGGCCGGCCCCGGCACGAGCCTGCCCGGCGTGCAGGGCATCCTCTGGACCCGCCTGCCCGACGTCGGCGACATGCGCAACTACGAGGCCACGGTGCCCGACGGTGTGCTGCACGCGGTCCTCACCCACGAACCGCAGGGCTGGCACCTATCCGTGTCGTTCTACGGCCCGGGCGGTGCGCGCCGCCTTCCGTCGTGGGACGAGCTGAAGGACGCCCGGTACCGGTTCGTGCCCGACCGGGCGCACATGGCCGCGCTCCTCCCACCGCGCGCCGAGTGGGTCGATATCCACCCGACCTGCCTGCACCTGTGGGAGATCCCCGCAGGGGTCGCCGATGCGCCCACCGAGGAGGCCCGCCATGAGTGACGCACGGCAGCTGGACGGGCTCGAGATCACCTCGGGTGTCTCGGCGTCCACGGGGGAGGGGTTCCTGATCGTCGAGGCGGTCCTGTCCGACGGCGCCCGCGCGGCGGGGCAGATGTCGCCGGCCGAGGTCCGCATGACGGCCCTCGGGTGGCTCGCGGCCGCGGAGGCAGCCGAGTCCGACGCGATGGTCCACGCCGAGATGAAGGAAGCCGGCCTACCGAACAAGACAGCGGACGGGTTTATCCGCGCGCTCCGGACCCGCCGGGCGAAAGACTTTGGAGGAGCCACATGACGAGAGAATCGGTCGCCGTCGCCACCACCATGGAGGCCTTCCGCGCGCTCCAGCTGCACGCGAGCTTCAGAGCGTCCCCCGAGATCCAGCTCCCCAACGAACCATGGTTCTGGAACTGCGACGGCTGCGACAAGAAGCTCTCCGATGGCGGCACCGGCCGCGAGACCGTGTTCGCCGGCCTGGCCATCCACCAGGTCGACATGCTCGGCGAGGCCGGCCTGCTACGCCCCGAGCCACCGCCGGCCCCGCCGACTCCACTACCGCCGCCCGAGCCGACGTACCGGGTCACGGGCGGCCAGGGCAGCCGAGACCTCGGACGCCGCCTGACCAAGGCCGAAGCCGAAGAGCTCCGCCGCGACTTCGACGAGAAGTGCCTCCGCGCTGGGCTCGAGAATCCGCCGACCCGGATCACCCCGGAGAGCTAGCCGTCATGACCCCCGACCAGATGCTCGCCAAGGCCGAGGCCGCCCTGACCGACGGCCGGGACCTACGAACCATCCCGCGCGCCGCCCTCGCACTCGCGTGGGCGGCGCTCGCGGCCGCCACGACCTACGTACGCCGGCAGGAAACCCAGTAGACCCACCCAGCGCCCGCCACCCCCACGGCGAGCGCCCCGCAAGCCCCGTGGCGGGGCGACACCCCCCAGCTGCCGCCCCGCCACGACCAGAACGGATAGGAGCAGCCGTTGAGCGACCACCAGCTCACACCAGCGTCGGACGACCTCGCCGACACCACACCCAGCAACCCACACGGAGGCGCTCGCGGCCCCACACCGCCCCCGCAGCTGGTCGTCGACGGCGACCGTCCGGGTGTCGCGTGGGTCGCGTCCCTGCCCCGGTCGTACAAGCTGAGCGAGTCCGAACGCCTCGTGCTGCTCGCGCTCGCCTGTGACAGCTTCGACGGGTACGAGAGCGCCCCGACGATGGACGGCCTCGCAGCCTGGTGTGGGCTGCTGCGCAGCTCGCTCTACAAGATCGTCCAGCGCCTCGAGCGGCCGACCAAGCACCGGCCGTCGCTGCTCGAGCGCGAGTCCACCGGTGGACGCAACCGCACCGTCTTCCGCCTGCTGCGCACCACCCCCGAACCGTTCGCCCAACCGTCCGGCAGACCGTCCGACACCGCCGGACGGTTGGACCCCTCAACCGTCCGGCGAACCGTCCGGCGGACCATCCGGTGTCGCCGGACCCCGCCCTTACCCTTA